GAGACATTCCCTCGCGGAGCATAAATCTTTGCGACCACGAAGGCGGCGCGGTAGATACTCCGGGAGCATACAAGCCTGGATTGTGGCGCAGATCGTTGATGTACGGAAGATCCTGCTCGTCGTATCCGTCGTTGGGTCCACCGCCGCGAGTCGATTCCGAGACCCCAGAACCAGGACCGTTCCCTTGCGCAGCCCACCGGTAGGTGATGATCACGGACGCGGCAATAGGCTCTTTGATCTTACGCACCAGGCGCTCCCATACTGCGTCCGCCTCGGTGATCGTCTGGTGGTATTTCTCCCACCGCTTTGTCTCTTCCTCGGACGCCCCGAGTCCAAGCTCTTTCGCGCGTTTCAGGTTTTCCGCAAGCCCCAGGATCGCCGGCAATACCTCCACGCCAGCCCGCCCGAATAGCCTGATAGCCTCGGCGTCCCGCTTCGCCGGCTCAGAGATCGCATTCAATCGCTCCGAAATTTGCAGGAATACGCCGGACATCGGCCTCGCCGATCCGTCCATATTTCGGGCTTCAACGCCCATGTCCCGCAAGGCTTCGCGCGTCCGTTTTCCCTCTTCGCTTCCGTCGCTCAGTCCCTGCGAGAGTTTTCGCATGGTGGATTCAAAGGCCGAGATATCCGTTCCTGCGGCCTTCGCCGCATAGCTGAACTGGCCGACCTCCTTGGTCGTTAATCCCATGCGGATCGCTGTGTTGTGGGTCTCGGTTCCGAACTGCCCCAGGCTCTTTGCAGCCTCCCACCCTGCTGCCGCGTACGCCCCTAGAGCAGCTACGCCCGCCAGAATGAGGCCGCCGAGCGTCCCAATTGAGGTCATTACCCCAGACACGCTGCCTCGCAAAGATCCCCACGGGTCCTGCATCCAGCCAGCCGCTTTCTGGCCGGCCGCCGCCTGCGCGCGCTTGCGCTCCGCTTCCGCCGCGGCCTGTGCGGCCTTCACCTCGGCATCGATCATGCGCTGGTAGGACTTCGTGATGGCGTCGATGGCCGCCGGCTCGCGGCCGTATCGCTGGAGGAGTTGATCCCGTTGCGCGATGAGCTTCTCCACGCCACTTTTGCCGTACACGTCGGCCTGCTTTTCCAGGGACGTAATGAGCCGCTGAACGGAGGACCGTGTCTGGTCGTTTATGCGAACGAGTTTATCGCCGGATGACTGAGCTTTTCGCTCGAAGCCATCCAGCGCGGAGTTGGCCTTGCTCGTAATCGGCGTTACGTTATCTTCGGCTTCGAGAACTACGCGTTCGGCTTGATCTGCCATCACGCTACCTCGGTTTTTACAATTGATCTGCCGTCAAGCATGGCCGCGATCACCACAGCGCGGTCCTTGTTAGAAACGCCCCACTGGTGCTCGCGCCGATTGTTGTAGAAGGCGATCTGCGAAGCCGTCTGTCGTCGGCCGGGCCTGGCTTCTTCGAGAAACGCGATAACTGCACGATTCTCGTTGGCAGTGAGAACCTTCAGGCACCGCAGCGTGTGCCCGCTCCACGTCCAGTCCCGGATGGGCTGCAGCCCGCGCGCCTGTTTGTAGTCGGGGTACCCGCGGCGCCCGCTTAGCCCCGCCTTAAGCGGCGCCGCCGGCTGGTCGTACACGTTCTGGCCGGCCTGGATGCGCGCACGGATCGTGTCCGCCAGGACCAGTCCAAAGCTGGCCATCTCAGTCGCGGTGTAGGGCGAATACACCAACCGGGCGCGCCTTACGACAGTGACGAACCGTGCCACGCTCCCTACCTCCTCGATAGCCTGCGGAGCAAAAGTTCCTGAAAGCTCTTGGCGCCGCTGTCTTCTTCTTTGGTCTGGTCGGACCGTTCCGCCTCGATTAACTCAAGGGCCCGGAACTCTTCTTCGGTGATATCCGCCAACGTGATCGTCAATCCCATCTGCTTCGCGTTCAGGATTCTGAAACACCTCCGGATCAGCGTGCCGTTCCCGGTTTCCAGCGCCTCCTGAAGGAGGTTCTTCGGGCAGCCTGGTCCGTGACTGACGTCGATATCTTTCCAGCCACCACTACATGCCGGGCACCCGGCTAACTCGGTCGGCGCCGAGTACCCGCACCGCCGGCAACGGAAGACACGATCCGGACACTCTTCCTCCGGTCCGCAGAGAGTGCCCTGCCTTAAAACCGACCGAATCAGAAAGCGCACGCCCGGTTCATCCGGCCAGTCGCCGGGCGTCGTCATTCCGGGTCGTCGTCTGCCTCAATGGAAAGTTGCGCGATGACCTCGGACACGGCCGCGGACTTGTGAACGATCGGCACGTCGCATGCGTAACCGTCGTGCGATACGTGCAGCCTGTCGTAGAGCGCGCCGCTCGGCTCCAGGAATGCGCGCGTCTCGACAGACCGTCTTGCTGCCACGACACTTGTGGACGCCCGCTCATGCTCCTGCATCTCCTTCGCCGTGGGCATACGGAGAACATGAACGACGCGGGAGCCAGGGACCTTCATCTCGATCCGGTAGTTGGTGCCCTCGCGCTCGATCTCCGCAACCGAACAGCGCTCCACCCGGCCGACCACCATGCCTGCCTCGGCCTCGTCGAACTCCGGACCGTCCTTGTCGACCCGGATCTTCGCGAACAGGTCGGCGTTGATCTTGGGCAGGTCGATGTCTTCGCTCTGGGACTTCCCGCGGCCGAGGAAGTGGCGAATGGTGCGCTGTGCCCGTGCCCACGCGCACCACTCACTGTCCGAGGGAAACCGGACCTCGCAGCGCTTCTCGCCGCCCGAGAGGATCGGCACTACGAGTGTTTTTGCTGAATCGAATTGTTTTGCTTCGCTCATGCTTCCTCTATAAGCTTACGGGGGCGAGTAAGTGCAATTCAGAGGTTTTTGCACTTACTGGCAAATACCGTTCTGGGGGGTCACGATAGTCATCGTCACCAGGCCGTTGGTGGGGTCGTACAGTTGCTCGCCCGTGACCTGCAGCGTGACGATGCCGTCCGTATTGCTGAGTTCCACTACCTGGAACCCCATCTTCTGGACGGCCATGGATAAAGAGTTGTTCGCGTCGCGCGTCAGCGTGACGGTGGCGGTGCCGGTGGTCTGGGCGATAAGTGCGGCGTACTCGCCCGATCCGTGCTGAACGCGAACCACGAGTTGGATTCCGAACGTGCGGTCGCCCCACTCCTTGCGCCCCTCAATTTGGTAACCATCCTGGGTTCCAGAGCCGGGGAAGAAGCCAGGCCGGAAGTTGTTGTCCCAGGACGCTTCCAGGGACACAAACTGCTTACCGCTGCCGCCGGACAGATAATTGATTCCGTTGATGGTCAGAGCGCTGATCATGCCGGCGTTGAATTCGTGCGGCGCGACGGCGGCCGGGATCGTGATACCGCTCGGGGACGTGTACTGTCCCGTGGTGACGCATTCCGCCGAGCACATCGCGCTGGCGCGGCCAGGCGAGTTCTTGATGGAGAGCTTCCATGACTTAACGGCACACCCAACCAGCATCTCATCGAGCACAGAGGAACCGCCCGGACGGATCTGTTGCACGAAAGAGAAGTACGGCAATTCCAGGCCGGTCGGGTTGGTGGCGCCGAGCGCCGGAACCACGACGTAGGTGTACGGACCGCTGCCGCTCAGGGTAACGTTGCCGAGAGAATAGGACATCACCCACGCCAGCCACTCCGACGAGGCGTATTTCGAGATCTCGTACGACGGCATGGCGTAGTGCGACGGGAAAAGCTGAGTCGGAAACTCGTGCCCTTTGCCGATCTCTGCCCTGTCGTCCTCGTTCACTGGGACCTTCGCCCACGGTTTCGTGTTGAGGTTGGTGTGGCGCCACATAACACCCGCGCTCTGCCCCGTCCCGATGGCTGTCTGCTTGCCGTAGCTCCAGCAGTTCATCAATTCCTGAATGTTTGCCATGTTACCTCTTCTCCTCGGCCGGGGCTTCCGGCGACTTCTGCGGTGGGGGCACCTGGTGCCACCCGGCGGCCATAACCGGCGTCAACGCTGCGGCGGTCGCCTCGACTTCTTTGACCTCGCCAGCGGGCGAGCGCATGAAAACGGTTTCCATTTCAGTTCCTCTTGCCGGCGTCGCCGGGTTATGGGTTGATAGATTCGATCAGCGAAGCACGAACCTCGAAATACTCAAACGTCGATCCATCTGCACCAACCACCACGGTGTTGCGCTGTGCGGTCGGGAGGTAGAAGTCCATCGGTTCGCAGTTGGGGTCGATAGGCGAGTGCAGCATGATAAGGCTACTGCCCGGGGGGGTGTCGTTCACGATGAGGTCAAAAATATCCTCATACCCAACATCCGGAGATTCGGGGGCGCGCATGTACAACGCAAAGTCGTGGACAAACATCAAGGCGCCGCCCAGCCGTCCGGTTCTTGTCCCCTGCCAGGTCACCATGATCGAGCCCGGAGGCATCGAAAGGATCGCGAGCCGGATGTTGTTCTGCGTTCGCTCTCCGAATACCGTAGCGTTTTCGCTATACCCCTGAATCGATGGGGCGCCGTTTCCAAGGGCATTGACGAGGTTCGGTAACGACTGGAGCGCCGCCACAAACTCGGACACGAGCGTCCTGGGGTTAATCATTAAAGATCACCTGGCCGGCCCTTTGCTGTAGGACGAGTACAACCATGCCGTAGGCGAAGGGTTGCTTGATGGCCATCACCACGTACTGCACCCCCCATGCCGACACCCAGTCCCCCTTCGCCGGCGGGTTCGAGAATCCTGGGTCTGACGGGTTGACCGAGATCTCCTCGAAGTTGGCCTTGGGACCGGACTCCTCTTGTGGGCGGGCGCGCCGAATAGCCGTGACCTGGAACGGATCTCCCGCCGGTACGCCTCCTTGGGCTGCCTGGTACGTGACGGGCTCGCCGAAAGCCTGCTGCAGGCCGGCCATCACTGCGGGCGCGAGTGTGTTCCAGGAGGACATTGCCGGTGGTTTCCTTGGGGGCGCCTCAGCGCCCCCCTCGGTGCGTCGTTTACGCTTCCGACGGAACGACGTAGTACACGTCGATCTCCAGGACGCCGGCGGTCAGCGGACCGGTGGCGACAGCGATGGAGATCTGGCCGGCTGCGCTCATCTTGAAGGGCGTCGCTGCGGCAGTGGCGGGCAACACAGCATCCAGCGAGAGGGACGCCTTAGCTGTGGCCGCCAAGATCGACGCGGCTCCAGAACCGGCCGTGGTGCCGACCGAAACGGTAGCGGAACCGGCCGCCGTGACGGCGGTGGGGCTGTTGACTACGCCGCCAAACACCAGCGCGTTGGCCGGAATGGTGTCGCTGATGGACGGCGTGCAACTGGCGCCGCCATCGACGGCGAAGTTGTAGGTCGCGTGCGCGACGTTCAGCTTACCTCCCACCGGGACGCTATTCAACCGAACGCGAACGGTGGCGTCCCCTGTGGCGCCGCCCGGCGCGTTAGTGCCGCTGGGCTGCTCCAGGGTGACCACGCCGATCTCCATGTTGGAGCCTTGGACCGACGTGCACTGCTTGGCGACATCGTTCCAATAGACTTTGTCGCCGGAATTGAACGTGCTCGAATCCTTCGCCAGGTCGAACACGCCGACCACTACCAGCTCGCTCGAATCGCCGCTGTTCTGGTTGTTGACGGAAACGCCGAAGCGGTTCCCGGACTTGCACCCCTGGCCGCTCGTAAGAGCGTAGGGCGCCGTGGCCGTGATAGTGTCGCCTCTTTGAACGTAATTGTTCATCGCTGAAAATCTCCCTTAACTTGGTTTTCTTGTGGGGGCGGGCGAGTCGCCGCCCCCGATTGGTTTCGCGCGGACCGATTACGCTCCTGCGTTCTTTTGCAGGCCGCGGTAGTCGATCGCCGCCGCGGCGAAGTCCATACGGGCCTTCATCTCCACACCGTCAACCTCGAAGCCCTGGCGGGTCTCGAAGTACACGCCGGCCTGGCCTTCCAGGAAGCAGTACTCGATGGTGTCGATCTGTGTGGGGTCTGCGACCATGTACCAGGCGGTGGTGCTGGCGACATCGAGGCGCGGCTCGATGATCGGAACCAGGCTCTGAATCCACTCGGGCACCACGCCGGTGACTTGGTTGGCCGCCAACTGGATCGGGTAGATGAGCTGCAGGCCGGTGGTTTCGAGCGCCGCGGGCAGCAGGATGTAACGCGGGATGAGGTTCAAAGGCGTGCCCTGCGGAGCCTTCTGTGTGCGCAACTGGAGACGGCCAGCTGCGATGCCAGTGACGGGCGGGGTCGCGCCGAGCGCCAGCGCGCTATTGGCTCCGGTCAGGAGGTTGCCGTGCCCTGTGGCAAACAGCGCGGTCGAAACGGTATCGCCAGGGTAAATCGCAGCCGGGTTTGCGGTGACGATGGCCCACACGATGTCGGACTGGGTGCGCGCGGCGGCCACGCCGAGCAGCGCGGGGATTCGTGTGAACGCCTGCAAGTCGTCGTTGATGATGGTCTTGCGGGTCAGCGAAACCACCTCGCCGAACGTCCCGAGCGAATACGCCGTGTTGCCATCGCTCAGGGTAGCCCGGTGGTACTCGCCCTTTTCATTCAGCTTCTGGAGCGAAGGAGCGTCGCTCAGGGTCGCGCGGTTCACGGGCTTGAAGTCGGCCGCGGTAACCTGACGAGAGAACGGTTTGAAGGTCTGCGGATACGCCTCGTATCCTTGCCGCAGGGTCTTGTTCGCGACGTTCGCCAGGATGCTGGGGAAGTCGCTGGTCGACTCGGCGCCGCCGCCGAACGTGTACACGCGCATGCGGCTGCCGCTGCCGAGCAGTGCCTCCGACGCAACCTCGCTCTTGCTCATCCCGCGGGTATTCACCCCGCGCAACTGCAGGCTCTCGCGCGCCATTTCGAGCAGCGACAACCCGACGTACTCGCGAGCCATCTCCTCGGCCCTGCGCTGCACTTCGGCACCGCCACCGACAAAGTACGTTCCGGACGGTGTCTTCTGCGCATAGAAGTTCGAGTTACACCGCAGTACCAGCGCTTCCTGCATGCACGCCAGCTTCGTCTCGTTGCCGTCGCGGGTGATCGTCACGTCGCCGCGAATCTCGGAGGCCGGGCGGCCATCGGTCGTGCGGTTCGACGCAGCGACCATTTCCTCCTGGATCTTGGTGCGCGCGTCGGCGACCGAGATACCGGAGTCAATGAGACCGAAGACAAACGTCTCCGTGATACCGAACCGCTCCATCTGTTTCCCGATGGTACGGATCTCGGAGGCCGCAGCGAACCGCACGTTGGCGTCAGCCACGCTGGCTCCCACCACCACCAGCGCTCCAGCCAGCTTCTCCATCTTGAAGTTGGTGCCAAGCGTGGTGATGCTCGCCACACGCTCCCGCTCCATCCTCGTTGCCTCGTCGCGCGCCGCGGCGAGCACCTGTTCGTTGTTACGGGCATCCGCGCCCGGTTGCGTTACCTGGTCCACAGGTTTCTCCTTTTTTGGGCTGTTTGCCCGTTCCCCTGATGCGGAAAGAAATTCTGTCGTAAAGTCGGCAGGTATCGTCTCGACCGAAACCTCGAACGGCTCCCAGTCCGTCGCCTCGTACACCTGCGCCTGGCTCCCGCTCGGGTGAGGCATCGTCATGCCGTTGCCCTCGGCATCGGTCACGGGCACCCGCTTGTAGATCCACGTGCCGAACGAGAGATTGCGCACGCGGCCGGAGGCCACTCCCGACCACAACCGGTCGGTGTCTTCGTTCTCCCCCTCGACGCCGAACTGCAGGGTCCCCATTCCCTTGCCGCCATCCGCCCACGCCTTGACCACGTGACCGCGCTGTGCAGCGCTCCCCACCTGGCCGGCCTCAAACGATTTCCAGTCGTTGCCGTTCAGGTGGCAGTCGAACAGTGGGGCGCCCGCGTTCAGCCGGGCCAGGCGGCAGCCATCCATGTTCAGGCGGAGCATGTACGGCTCGCCGCTGTCCGGGTCAAAGCGAGGCACAGTCATGCCGCCGTACCAGACCACATCGACGGTGCGGTCCTTGTCGTTCAGCGTCGATGGTGCGAAGGACACCTCGGTATCGGTGGCCGCGAAAAACTCGGCGCTCTGTTTGGTCGATACGCCGCCTCCACCACTTCCGGCCGACCCGATAGTCTCCTGTCTCAGTAAAGCCATTGCACCCCTCCCTTAGGCCTTCACTTCCTCGTAATCCTTCTCGCCGAATTCAACGAGTTGCCAGTTCTGTTTCTGCAGCCAGGCCAGGTGTCCCTCGTTGCCGTTACCGCCGCGGCGATGCCATTTGGTCAGGTGCTGGTACAGGTGGAAGATATCCATCTCGCCGGCATCGAACGCTTCCCTGCAAAGCTCCGCATACCGGGCCACCACCGCCTGTTCGGCCGCTATCGCATCGGTCTGGATCGCAGCCACTGTGGGGTGCGTCGCCGCGGGTTTCGGCGCAAACGCCGGCGCCCCGCCGTCGAAGAACAGCAGCGCGCTGGCAATGTCCTTCATGTAGCCCTCACACTGCTCGTGGAGTTTCTTCAGGCCACTGGCGATACTCAAGCCGAAGCGCTTCACGTTGCGCTGGTCCAGCAGGTACTGCAGCATCAGCGACGCCTCAAGATTGATGGCTTCCTGCAACCCCGCCATTACCTTCTCGTTGCCTTTCATAGGTCTCCTTTAAGTCAGATACATCCTGGTGGGGTTATCCCACGCGCGCGCTGTAGCGCTGGATCTCTCCGCACCTGCGACGAGTAACTCCTTGACCATCGCGAGGTCCTCTTCCGTCGTGGCCGCCATTCCCTGGCCGCCCTTCGATCCCGGCACCGCCTTGCTGCTTGGTGTACGCTCCTCGGTTCCGGCCGGCTGCTCCTGGCCGCGGAGTGTCATGTTCCGGGGATCGCAGTCGAGGATGATCTCGTACTTGTCGACCAACTTATTGAACGCCGCGATCTGCTGAATCTGCGTGTTGGGGTCGTAGCCGGCCGCCACAACAGCTTCAAACCACGTGACGCGGCCCATGCGAATGTCCTTCAACGCCGCCTCGGCATCCTTGACCGGATCGACTGACTCGAATCGCGGCGCTGTCCACTGAGTGGCGTACAGGTTGATCTTCGGATCCTCAACGGCCTTCGTCGGTATCTTGCCGATCGCCACCAGCGTGTCAATCATGCGCCTGCGCGTGGGCATACAGAACTGTGGGATCAGCGTCAGCCACCGGTACCCCTCGATCGTGTTCCGGAAGCCTAACTGGCCGCCGCGCCACGAGGAGTAATTCACCAGCGATAGGTCGCCGGACAGCACCTCGTAAGGCATCCCGATACCGGCAGCGATCCCCTGCAGCTCGGTCAGCTTGTATTCGCGGTAGCCGCCAATCGGCCTGGGGTTATTGAACTCCACACCTTCGCCCGGCTTGAGGTACGCAGTCATGCCTGGCTGAAACCCCTCGACCTTCTCCTTCGACAACGGATCGCTTGCGGTAAACCCGAGTGTCGATCCCTCCATACCTTCGGGCTGGGTCACGAACGCAACGACGCACGCTTCGATCTTTTTCCGGACGCGCTCCGCGTCGCAGTAATCATCCAGGTCCCGGAGCGCCATCATTACCGGGTGCAGCCACGGGATACCGCGGACCTGTCCCGGTCGCAGTTGCCGGTACGTATGCATCACCTGCTCGGCTGGGATTGGCTGGCTCAGGATTCCGCCCCGCGGGTTTAGGATCAGTACGCCGCCGGGGTGGTACGTGTAAAGCCAATACGCCGACCGCCGGCCGAGCATGTCGAACTCGACGCCCTGCATGATGTGACCATTGACGGTCCCCATCGTTTTTGTCTGGTCGAGGAAGTCTGCTTCAAGCAACTGGAGCTGCAACGGCACGCGCAGGTTGTCTTTCGCCAGGCGCGGGCGGAAGCGCAGGATGCCCTCGCCGCTCTCGGCCGTAGTCCGCATCACCAGCGACTGCATCCCGTAGAAGTCCAAGCGCTGTGGTGTATCGCAAGCGTCGGCGAAGTATGGCCATTCACCATCGATGATTTTGTTGATGGCATCGCTGCCCGTCTTCGACTGCGGAATGATTCCTGTGCCGACCACGTTGCCGGCCAGTTCCTCAACAGCCTTAGCGGCGTACGGGTTATTGCGCGTCAGCTCGCGCGACCTGTTTCGGAGCCAGACCAGCGACCCCATCAACTCGACGTTCGCGTCAGTCGACGGCGCGTACCATCCGTGCGCACGGCGGCCAGGGTCGGCTCCCTCGTACGCAAATCGCTTCGCGTGGCGCTCCAGGTACCCGTCCGCGAGCGCTGTAACAACACGAGCGCGAGCGCGCTGCATTGCGTAGCGCGGTGCCACATTGGCGATGATGTTATCGACCCAGCTCATTTACCAGAGATCCGAGTGCTGGAGACCAGGCCCCCGCGGTCCGTCCCCTCGCTTGTGCTGCGCCAACGTGCTCTTGGTTCCGGCCCCAGTCGACCCGGCCTGGCGAATCGCGTCCTCTGTTTCGGCGATGGCTTTTTTGATGTCATCGATAGACCGGAACGTAACGCTGCTTCCGTCGGGCATGTGCGCGCTCGCCGCGGGGTTGCCGAGCGCGCTGTATAGCGCGTTCAAGTTCGCGACCAGTTGCGCCACCGTAAGCGTGTTAAGCGCCGCCACTACGCTGCCACCTGTTCCGCCGGCATCTCGAACGCGCGCCCGTCGACGGTGACGGCGCGACCGCCGGTGAGCCCCTGCCAATGCTTGACGATCACGTCGCAGTAACCTGGGTCGTACTCGATCAGGCGGGCGGCGCGTCCGGTCTTTTCGCAGGCCACCATGGTCGACCCACTGCCGGCAAATGTGTCGAGTACGATGTCTCCAAGTTGGCTGCTGTTCTCGATCGCCTTCTGCACAAGCTCCACCGGTTTTTTGGTGGGGTGATCGACGTTCGCCATCGGCCGCTTCACCGGCCATACGTCTCCCTGATTACGGTCGCCACACCAGTAGTGCGAGGAGCCCTCGCGCCAACCGTACAGGATCGGCTCGTACATGCGCTGGTAGTCGGACCGTCCGAGAGTGAAATGATGCTTCGCCCAGATGATGAACGTCGACCAGTGGCCGCCCGCGTCCACGAAAGCCTTGTACAAGGTATGCAGCTCGGACGAGGACATGCAGACATAGATGGCGCCGCGGCACGAGAGAAGGAGGTTTGAAAGGGCGTCGAACAGGAAGTCGTAGAACTTGCCACCGAGCGCATCGTTTCCGATAGTCAGTTTCTTGGCTGTCTTGCCCACGTAATCCACGTTGTATGGAGGGTCGGTCCAAACGATATCGGCGACGTCGCCGTCGAGTACTCGCTTGACGTCCTCGGCGTTGGTTGCGTCGCCACACAGCAAGCGGTGCTTGCCCAGTATCCACAGGTCCCCCCGTTGGGTGACTGCCTGTTGTTCGGACTTGGCCGGCGCGGCGTCCTCGTTTTCCTGATTGACCTCCGGGTTCGGTTGGTCGGCCTGCAGTGCCTTGAGTTCCTCGTCGGAGAAACCGATCACGTCAAGTAGGTCCAACTGCTCATCGGCCAGTGCCGCGATCTCGGATTTGAGCATCGCGTCGTCCCATCCGGCATTGAGCGCCAGCTTGTTGTCGGCAATGACCAGGGCGCGGCGTTGCGCTTCACTGAGATGGCCGAGCACTATGACAGGGACCTCGGTCATTCCGAGCTTGCGCGCCGCGGCCAGGCGAGCGTGGCCGGCGATGATTACACCGTCAACCCCAACTAGAATTGGATTTACGAATCCGAACTCCTTTATGCTGGCCGCTACCTGGGCAACCTGCTCCGGAGAGTGCGTCCGGGAATTCCGGGCGTAAGGAACCAATCCGCTTATAGACCGGTTGGTTATTGTAAGGATAACCGACACCTAGATGTGCCCCCATGTGGTTCCCGTAATTGCATCGGAGAGCCAGCGTTCTGATTGGAGTGTTCCCATTTAAAGAGGGTGAGTGCTTGGTGCGATTTGGTGTCTATGGGACGGCGGGCGCACGTCTTTACGCCTTCAATCTAACATCGGAAGTAAGTGCAATACTGAGTTATTTGCACTTATAATCGGTGGCTCTTAACCGAACCATTTACGCCGCGGAATCCAACCGGCGTTTTCCTGTGCGCGCCCATCGCGGTAGAACGGATCGTTGGGATTTCCGAAACCAAGACCCTTCCACTGGGATGTCGGACGTGGCGTGGCCTGCGGAGCAGCGCGCGCCGGCTTGGGTGGCTGTGTACCGGGCGGCGCGACCTGCCGTTGTGCCGTTCGGGCGCACCCACAGCAACGCCCGCAATAGATCCCTTTCTTCAGGAGCGGTTTATGGCTCTCCTTGCCAGATAGATCCGACCCGCAGTTGGCGCATACGCCCGTGTCCGATGTGCTCTTGATGCAAAGTGCCATGGCGTTACCTCCGGTCGCGCCTGTCGATCCACGGCCGGCGCCCGTCGTCGTTCGCTTGCTGCCGGGGCGACTGCGGCGCGGGTACCTGCGCCTTCCCGTCGACGATATCGGCCTGCCTGTTGATCCGGAAGCCCTGCGCGACCAGGCTCTGCAGCGCGGCGTAAGCGTAACAACGCGCGTCCAGTGCTTCGTTGCGGGCGCCTGGTTGCTTCACCCACTCACGATGCGCGAAGCCTTTGTGGTACCTGATCTTGCACGTCTCCGATGTGAGTTGATCGAAATACCCAAGGTCGTGCTGGTCGCTGATCGGAAAATGACAGAACCCAGGCCCTGGCTCCGCGATCCTTAGGCGCGCGTACGTCGCCTCCTTGGCTGCGTCTACACCAACGATCCACAGTGGTCTACGGTCCCTCTTTGCCTTGGTGGGCATTCTCGGCCAAATTGGATGCTGGCCGGCGCTTCCCTTTGTGGCGTACACTTTTCGGCCCGCGCGCTCAAGGCAAAACTGGGTCACTTTCGATTGCTGATAACCAGCATCGATACACGCCGCCGCGATGTTCATCTCACGGCCGCACGGGTGGTCGAAGGTCACTGCCAGTGCCTGTTCGAGCATCGCCCACACTTCAGGTTTGGCTGTGTCACCTGGCAGCACCACGTACGCCAGCGACCACGACTCCTCATCGCGCCCCCACCCGACAATCTCCATCTCGAGTCGGTCTGCCTGAACATCTACGCCGATCGTGATGATGCACACGCCGGCCGGCAGCATCTCGCCGGGGTTGTAGGGCTCCCGGCGCGCCATCAATTCATGGCTGGGTGTCTTCGTGGCGCCGGCCTGCTGGAACGTTTCGGCCAGAACGCTGTTCACAAATGCCTGCAGGCGCTCGGGGCTTTTCCTGGAGCGCAGGAAATCCTTCGCGAGCCGCCCCCACGTTGTCCACGGCGAGTATAGCCCGTTGATCCAGAAGCCAGCAGTATCCCCATCGCCGGTGGCCTCCGCGCGCCACTCGCCGCGTTCGAGCATCGGCGGTTTTTGATGGTCGGCGATGTGGCCCTGGCAGTGGTCGCACTCGTAGTACGCCTGTCCCGGTTTTCCGTCCGGCCACTTGACATGCGACCAGCGCAGAATCTGGAAAGCGCCGCAATGTGGACAGGGGACATGGTACTTGCGTTGGTCAGATTCCCGGTACGCTTGATCGATCCTGCATGTGCCTTCCGTACTGGGCGTTGACACCATCGCGATTTTGCGGTTCGCGAACGTTCCCGTCCTAGCGATCGCCAGGTCCGCGGGGTCTCCTTCATCGGTCCCTGCAGCGCCCGACGATGCGCTGGCGGGATACGCCGACAGCTCGTCCATCAGCAGGTACCGCGCCGGCATCGACCGGAGCCCCGTGGCACTATTAGCGCCCGTAATCACAAGCACCCCGCCAGGAAACTCTTTCGACATCATCGTGTTGGCCGCGTCCCGTTCCCGCGGATCGGAAACACGCTCGGCCAATACCGGCGTATTCTCGATCAGGGAGTCGATTCTCTGCCGCGAGAATCGCTTGCCAAGCTCCACGGTCGGTTCCACCAGCATCACCGGGCCGGCCGCCCGGTGGATGATGTACCCCAGGAAATTCAACAGAACTTCGGAGCCGCCGACCTGAGCCGGTTTCTCAAACACCACGCGAGAGTACGGAGACAACGGGGAGAGGCAGTCCATGATCTCCCGGAGGTACGGCGTCCGCGAGGTCCGCCACTTGCCGGGCTCGCCCGCGGACATGCTGGTGAGCCTGCGGTGTTCGTCGGCCCACTGCGAAACGGTGAGATCCGGGTCCGGACGCAGTGCCGCGCCAAGTGCCGAACGGACATCCAAGAGAGTGATGTGGTTAGATGCCTTCGATGGCATTTGCAATCGCGTCCAGTTCGCGCGAGAGTTCGGTCTTCAGGATGTCGTGGACTTTCCGTGGGTCAGTTTCCGCAGCCAGGATCGGCGCCATGCGATCCGGGATGCCCAATATGCCGTCCCGCATAATCCGGGCAGCGTCAGCGATCATCTTTCGGACGGGCTCCGCTTCGAGCATCCTTCCCTCGGCCCTGTCAAGTTCCAGCTTGCGTAGCCTGGCGCGACAGACCATGTCGATCGTCTTTGCGTTGGCGTAGCTGGTGCCCGACGTGTTCTTCTCGCCGGCGCCGGGTAGCGGCGCGCTGGGGGTCGGCGGTGGCTGCGGCGCGACCGACTGCGGCGGCGCGGTGGACGGCTGCTCCACGTCGACCGGCCTGTCATCCAGGACCTGATCGCTGGCAACAACGTCCACCAGCTTCCCCCGCATAACCAGCAGTCCCTTGTCCTTGATCTTGCTGATGTATGCCTCGGAGACGCCCCTATGTCGAGCGTACTCGGCCTGCGTTGCCAGGCCGGCCGCAGCGCGGCGGCGGGCTTGCGGTGTGTCTGTCGCCATTACCCTTTGTCCTCGATACCGCGCGCCGCGGCGGTCTGCTTGAACGTGCGGTTGGTCGCGGACAGCGTTGGCTCCGTGCCGGTGAGTGCCATCATCCGCAGCAGGATCACATCGCAGTAACCGGGTGAGATCTCCGTGCCGTAACCGACGCGGCCAAGTGTGTGCGCCGCCGCCATTGTGGTGCCGCTTCCCATAAACGGGTCGAAGACCACCTCGCCAGCGTCAGAAAACGCCTTCAAGAAGAACTCGACGAGAGCACGGGGGTAGGGCGCGGAGTGCTCGCCCTGGCCACCCTCCGCTTTGACCTCGACCACGTTGCTGGGCCACGCGATGCCTGCGACCTTGTCGGCTCCGCAACCCAACAGGCCGGACCCGCTCGGCGCAGAAGGATTATCCGGAGAGTAAACGACAACGTCGTCCGATCTATGGCCGGCAGCGAGCGGCCGGAACTTGATCGCCTTCCCCTTCGAGAAGTGGAACACCGGCTCCCACGCATTCTTGAAGCGGTTACTCCATTTGCCAGGCACGCCGTTTGCCGTGTTCCGCCAACAGAATTCATCCACAAACCGCCATCCCCACTGGCGCCGGTGAGCGATAACGAGATCCTTCACGTACAGGTTCCGCTCGCCATCTTCGGCGTGCTCTTTGATGTTCAGGAAGTAGGAGCCATCGGGCGCAAGGACCGCCTCGATGCCGGCTGCGACCGCGCGGTACCACTCTACGTACTCATCCGGAGGGATCGGCTTAAACCCGCTGGACTTGTCGTACTCCCGCTGTGTCGCGTACGGCGGCGACGTGATCGCCACGTTCACCATCGCGCCGTCCAGGAGCGTCGCCACGCTCGCGGCGTCGCGGCAGTCGCCGCAGATAAGCCGGTGCTTTCCGATCAGCCACACGTCTCCCCGTTGTGTGACCGGCGTGGCAGGCGCATCCGGCACAGATTCTTCCGCGGGCGTGTCGCCCCCGGCCGGCGGCGCGTCTTCGGGCGCCAGCAGCGCAGCAAGCTCCTCGTCTGAGAAGCCCACCACATCCAGGTTAAAATCGTCCTCCTGGAGCGATGCCAGCTCTGCGCGCAGCATCTCCTCGTCCCACCCGGCATTGAGTGCCAGCTTGTTGTCCGCAATGACGAGCGCGCGACGCTGTGCTGGCGTAAGGTAGTCCAGGACGATCACGGGCACCTCGGTCATGCCGAGTTGTCTGGCGGCCAGGAGCCGCGCGTGGCCTGCAATGATCACGCCGTCCGCGCCAACCAGAATCGGAGACGTCCAACCGAACTCCTTGATACTGTCGGCGACTTGGGCGACCTGCTCCGCAGAGTGCGTCCGTGAATTCCTGGCGTACGCCAGGAGTCGCTCGACAGCCCACATCACGACCTCGGACGGGACCTTAACGCCGCCATTAACCATGGATTAACTATCCTCTTACCCTCAAAAACCCCTCTGTCCGTAGCGAAATACAGCCATCCGCTTACCCGCGCCGAAAAGTCGCCAAGGAGTACCTACGAAATAGTTCGTACTACGGTATAAAGGCGCTGCCGCTGCCTTTTAGGCCGCCTCCTCGACGGGCGATCCGTAACGATCCATCCATAGTGCGATCACTCGATCTCTGTGAACTACGTCAACCCGGTGCACCCAATCGCTGTACGTCAATGTTGCCTTCCTTCCGTTGCAAGACGCGCATACGATTGCGATGTTATCGAGAGAGTGCTTCCCGCCCAGCGCCAGCGCCACTATGTGGTCCGTCTGCTTCTCGCCACCGGATATCTGCTTGCCGCAGTATTGGCAGTCACTAAGGCTATCCTTTAAGCGCGCGATTGCTTCTGGCGTCGCCGAACCGTCTGCTTGGCTCACTAACCGCTCGTACCGAGTATTCCCGTATTCCGCAAATCGATCAGGGTTATTCCGCTTATACTCGGATGCCCTGGCAAGCTCCGCGATCCGGTTTGCCGCATAAGCTCCGCGCTGCCTTTGGGCTCGCGCGGCCAGGAACTCCGGGTCGGCGCGGTTGTACTTGTACCGGTGTTTGTCATCAGCCATCCTGGCTACACTAAACCGTTCCGTCCACTCATCACGAACGGCATGCTTGGCTGCCGCAGCTGCCCGCTTTAATACGGCCAATAGATTATGGTTGGATGCCAGTGTATACGGCCGCAACTCTCGCCCTTCGCGCGCCGCTTCCGCCTCGCGTTGCTTGCGTTTGTACTCTGGCGTTCTTCCTGGATACATGTACCCGCGCGCTTTGGCGTCCGCAACAGCTAACCGATGTGCGTCGTCCTTCGAGTTACACTCCGCACAGTTGATGGTCAGGCGCCCGTTGCGCTCATAGCGCGGCCATGTCGCCACGTCAAAACACCCGCCGCACCTGTCACACTTTCTCACGATTCAGTCCTTCTTTGGTTTCAGTTCCATGCCGGCTTAGTACTCTTTCGGAGGCAGCCAGTGTCGCTTGGCGTGGTAGCTCTGGCTCGCGACCGTAGAACGGTGCGCCTTCTTTGGCCGGGAAGATCCCAACTTAGTAGTTCGTACACCGCTGGCTCGTCCCACGTTTCTGGAAACATTCGCGCTCATGAAAGAAACAGCGACCGCTCTGCCTGGCGCCGCTTTGTCAGGCCATCCAGCGCGACCATCACCCCGTTATGCTTGGCCTTATTCCACTTCAGGAACTCGTCCGCGGCGCTAGCCATATCGCCCGCTTCAACCTTACGCAACAGCGTGGAGGACCGGAGCGCCGATAGCCCGACATTGAACGCGAAGCAGACCATCGCATCGAACTGGTGCTGTGTAATGTCAGCGTCCACCCAGGCATCGACCCCGTGCGCGAACTTCTCCACGTCCTGCTTGAGCAGCGCATCCGCGCGCTCCTGGGTGATCCGATCGCCCATCGTCACCCCGCCCGTGTGGCCGTAACCGATTGTGGGGATGCCGGCTGGGCAGAGATATGTCTCCAGCCGGCATCCTTCAAACCGCTTGATGAGGTCAATTGCTTTTTGTGTGGCTTCCATTGCTCTTCTCCGGCGTGCTGGCGCTGCTCAGAACCCCCACCATGGCGCGGCCGATTAGCGTGATTCCGGCCATGATGGCGTCGTCGGCCTTGGGGATCTTGAGCGTGTAGAATCCGGCGCCAACGAGCATCAACAGGAACGCAACGAGGATCTCGGTGAAAAGCGATCCACCGGGGCGCTCGTTGAACTCAGCGATCCGGGCCAGCATCACGCCACTCTCGGAAGCGCGACCACGGCCGCCTGCACGGTGGGCGCAATCGCCTTGACGTCGGCCACGAGTTGGGCATCGAGCGAGACGTTGAGCCCGCTGGCGTTGGCCGCGTTACTGGCGTCCTGTATCGCCTTGATAATCACGCCGAGAACGGCAAAGCCAACCCGCTCGATGTTCGCGGCCTGCGGGCTGACCACTGAGGTCACGGCCTCGATGGTCGCTTGGTTCGCTTGGGCTTTGATTAGTTCGGGTAGCACCTTGGCCTGCACGAACTTGGCGAGTTTCACCGTGTCGCTCGCCGCAATAGCGAGCGCGTGCTCTGTGCTCTGAATGAGATTCGTCATGGATTGTTTCCTAGTTCGGATATCCGTTTGCCGGGTAATTGAAGATCTTCGAGAAATCGAATCCACTGGTGGCCTGGGCCGCCGTGTGCGCCATGTCGAGTGCGACGTTCGCCTTCACGGTGGCTGGCAGCAAGCCGTGCGTCCAGTACGACGCGAGTAATCCGGCGTTTACCGCGCTGCCGTCTGGGAAGATAAACCACGGAACCAGCCGGTTGCTCGACCAACCGCCGCTGCCCTGCGCAAAACCGAAAGGCGAGGAATGGAACAATACCGGCCTGTACTCGGCCATCACGAGCAGCAGGTCGAGTGCGCTCGTCTCGCTGAGAGCGTAAAGGGGATTGACCGGCGTGTTCTTTTGGATCGCTGGATTCTGCTGGTTCGCTGCCGTGACGGCGGGATTGAGCATCACGACATCGGACTGAAACACGGGCGCGAAGTTAGCATAAGTGTGGCAGTCGGCAGCGTCCTGTACGCTCTGTTCTGCTTTAACGGTTTGCGCGACCCCCGAGAAGGCGGACGCGAGAATCAGGAGGGCGGCTACGCCCCATCTGCGAAAGTTGGTCATGATTTTCCTCTTCTGTAAGTCAACTGCCAGGTCAGAAAGACCTAGCGATGGTTGCGTAGATGCTGGAGTAGATACCCACGCCCGCAACGGAATTTAGGTGAACGCCCGCGCCGGCCGAATACTTGCCGCGTACGGGCGTGGATACAGACAGCCCACCGAGAATCACGCGCCGAACGGCTGGACTGAATGTAGGGCCGGCCTGTACGTCGGCAGAGACGGTCCATGCGCGAGCGCCAGCCTTAAACTGCCCGATGGGCGTAGTCAAGCCGAGCAGTACAACGCCGCCCGAGCCATTGAGTGAGTGGCCCACGCGCACGGTAGTCTGCCAGCCGCCCAGCGGCGTACGAAAGGCCATGGCGGCGGACATGCTTTCACCAGCGCCCCGGCCGAAACCAGGTTCGACGGCGACAGATACGGAAGAGACTTGCGACCTGAGGGACGCGAAGAAAGATTCAACGGGAGGCACATATCCCGACTGCGACGGCTGCGCAACAACAGCCACGGTCAGCACCAAGAGACAGATAACAGTTTTCATTTTGATTCCGTAAGGTCTTGCGTTAAATCATTCGCGCGTTGCCACATACTCAACACCTTGGCAGGGTCTAGGCGTTTTACGCCTGGGTTAAACCCAAGCGCCACATAAAAGGCCAGAAACCAAAATCTGGCGGCCCTACGCAGACATCGAAGAGCCTCGCCCTGGCGCTCGCAGGCAAACTCAATACACCCCATCACCGCTCTGAGCCTGCGCATTATTCACCGACCGCAGTCCACAATCTCAGGCTCGATACTCTCGACGCCTTCGCGAGTCACCCGAACAACGCAGACCGGGTGATCTTGTTGCCCTTGAAGGGGAAATGACGGTCGCCAAAATATGCGCCCCCTCAGAATCTCCACTTCGCACGAAACCTGTAACGTCCCCATCAGGGCCGCCTCAAGCTCTCTGGGCGCGATGTGAATACAGAGAGCGGTCGTTCCCTCGGCGGGGAGTGTGTTCAGGCAGATCTCGGTGGGCGCGTCCTGCTTTTGCACCATGGTCAAGATGGCGGGCTTCTTCATTTCAGAACCACCCCATGGTCTTTCCCATCAGACTCATGTAGTTGCCCATCATCGCGACCGGCCCACCGATTTGCAGCGAGACACGCAGCCACTTCGGCAGCGGTTTGGTGGCGGCAGCGAAGTTGGTCATCACTTGGGCGGTCTGCTTACTTGCCTCAGCGCTTGCCTCCGTCGTTTTATCGATGTTGTCCCCAACCTTCTTGACGGTCGCCAGCATATCGGGGGTGGCTTCCTGGATCGTGCGCATCGTAGTAGCTGCCTGGCCTAGCGTCACCTTGGCCGCAGCAGTCACGCCCAGCAACTGCGCGGGCAATCCATTGCGGGCCAGCAGCACGCCGGAAGCTTCGTCCGCATGGGCCGTGATCGACGTCACGTGGTCCAGGGCAGGCTGGAGACTCGCGCGAACCTGGTCAACCGTCCCGAGCGCCGTATCGACACGCGCCAGCGTATCTCCCACGCGGCCACTGGCAATCGCCAGCGCGGTATCGACCCGCGCCAGTGTGTCATTGCGCAGCGCGTCGATCTGTCCTGTCGCGCGCACCTGAAGGTCAGTGGACTGCTTATCGACCTCGGCCAGTAGCTCGCCGCGCGTGCGGTCGATCTCGGCCTGTACCTGGCCGGGTAAGTTCGCGGCAACCCTGTTCGCCGTGGATACAAACTGGGCGCAGAACGCCAGCAGCACAACGGCCGCCAGTAGTAGCCCACAGGTCAGAATTTCTCTCGCTTGCTTCATTCGGATTCCTTTTTGCTCGCCGCTGCTTCAAGCTCGCGCAACTCTTCCATCAGGACTTGCACGCGGCGCCACAGGATGAAGCCCCACCCCATGACGTCGAGCAGTTCCTGGTCGATTTCCTCGGCCAAGCGGTCGGCAGGCAGCCTAAACGAGGCGTCGCCGTATGCGCGGGCGCCAACCTCTAACCGATGGCGCACGGTTTTCGCGAACACCGGCCACTGCGTTTGAATCGCGGTATCGCTTACCGGCGTCGCGGAGGTCGCCATCTTGCCGGCGAGCGCGTCCTCGAAGTTGGCGTTCATGCCCAAAACATCCTCTTCATCCGCTTTCGTCCGCGTCCGTCCGGCACGCTGAAGTGTCCGGTCTGCAGCCTGCCGGATGCAGTAAGACGGCGAAGCTGCCCGACTGCGGTCTGGTACGGTACGCGGTACTTCGCGGCGTAGTTGTTGATCGTGAACGAACCGGCCGGCGCGGGCGCGTCGCTAGTGATCTGCTGCCGTAGTTCGTCGATCTCGCCCCAGTCGAATGTGGGTTGGGGTTTGGAGCCGGCGGGAGGCTTCGAACCTCCAACGTGCGATTTACAAAACCGCTGCTCTGCCGATTGAGCTACGCCGGCCCGTTTCTTGGTGGACAAGGGGAGATTCGAACTCCCATCCGCCGAATCGGCAATCCTTCCTATTGGACGACTCGCCCGAAAGCCCATCAGAGTTTCGTAGTCCCGATCTTCGGAAGATCAAAGAGGATCTTCTCGACGTATACCGGGTCCTCGCGCCGCGCCTTCGCTTCGCCGTCGATCCAAAGCAGGATCGCCCCAATATCGGGCAACATACGATAAGCGCTGTTTTTGCGCATGAATCGCGTTTGTAGTTGCCAGCACGGGCAGATCGTGGCGTGCTTGGTCTGGTGTTCCAGGTGGACGAAATAGTGGGCGTGACTGCGAACGAGCGCGTCGGCCTTGGGCATCTTGCCTTCCTTGCCAGCGAGCGCGGACCACACCGCCTCCCTGTCCGGCGCCGTCGCTCGGTATAGGCCGCCCGAGCAGGAGATGCCGTGCATGAAGTTGGTGACCACGCCGTCGATCTCCAGATCCAGAACCTCGCGGCAGTACCGGCCGGTGCCCAGGCCGACATACCTGGTGGCGTCGAGCGCGCGCGCCAGGACTTCCACTTCGCGGCCGGCCTTCGCGTCGTGATACTCGGTGCCCTGCGTGAAGTACCACTTCGGCTTGCTCTTGATGCCCGCCTTCAGGTGCTTCAGTGTCTGTTCGGCCGCGGCCGTTTGGTCCTCCAGCATCGGCAACGCCAGCTCCGTTCCGCGCTGGGCTTGCTGGCGCCCGTCGATACAGTCGCCGTTGACCACAACCGCAACAATCGGCAACCCGGAGACGCGCTTGATCATGTACTGCCAGCATTCCCACAGATAGCGCTGGCCAGGGTTCTGTTTCTTGGCGCCGTCGTCGGATGTCTGAAAGTCGGGCGGCAGCATCCCGTAGATACTGCCGCAGTGGAGGTCGCTTACTACCAGGACGCACTTATCGCTTCGCATATGGCCGTCGGTCGTTGAGGGTTTGGGGGCCGGTTACAAGGCCGGCCCCGCCGCGGTAGCAGTTGAGGGTCAAAACCCGGCTCCGCGGTCCTACTTTGCTGCGGGCTGACTCAGCGGACCGTTTCCGGCTGGCCGTCCACCCGCGTTCTTTCGCCAGGCTTACCTGGCTCGCAATTTCAATTTGCCACGAAGGGTAACTGCAATACTGGGGTTTTTGCACTTACCAGCCGGGTGCCCAGTATATTGGGCAACCGAACCAGAATCAGCCGGCGATGCCTCGTAAACTCGGCGGACACGCACGCGGCGCAACGGGCGGTCCCGACTTTCCGTTCTCTATAACGCGCGAGGCTAACTTTAAAACTCCAGAGGAGAGATTTCTGTTGGCCTGTTTTCGGAGAGTGGGTTAGCAAGTACTAGTGACTTCAAACAGATAGCCTGTGAATAGCAGTCTACCAGTACTCTACCATCCGGTATCGAACTATACCAAGTCTATATATTTCAAATAGATAGCCCTACCACAGTCAGCCAGGCGACAATCACCCCTGCGCGGCTAGAGCAGTAAGTATTTTGTTTTCATCATAGGTATAGCCTCGCACACGCGATCAGGCGGGCCAACTTTAAAACTCCACTGTGGAGTTTTAAAGTTACGCTCGCGCATATATAGGGCGCAGAAAAGCATGGGCGGGGTGGTCTCTGTGGTCACTCCCGGACGGGCGGCGCACCCTGGGCAATGGCCCGGACGCCAGGATGCCGGCACACGCGCGCCCACGGCGCCACCGTGGCCTTCTGGCGCGCAAGGTGGCCTCGTAGGAGCACCAGGCCGTGCGGCCCCCGTGCGCGCCGCGCGGCTCTTTCTATTCCGATAATCAGGTACCCTAGTACTATATCGAAGTACTACCCAATTCTAATAATAGTTCTATTGCTATTTCGGATAACATAGGCTTTAATATAGTTTATGGGCGAACACCTGAACGACGATGCCATGGAAGCCTATGCCATGGGCAAGGTCGGGCCGGACACGGTCCAGATCAAGGAACACCTGGCTTCATGTGCGGATTGCACGGAGCACCTCCGGGAGACGCAGGACTTCGTCGACGCCATGCGCTCCGCGGCGGCATTGCACCGGGCGCTGGAGAGGGGTAGAGCGCTGCACGCCTAAGACGAAGGCGACCTCCTCCCAGCATCCGTGCGACCTCGGCTTTACGCGGCCCAGATCTTCAAACCACAGATCGGTGGTGTTTGAAAGCCGGCTAAGAATTCCTGGCCGGCTTTTCGCTCTCGATTAAAGAAAATCAAAAACCAAGAGTTTTGGGCCTCAAAGTTTCGGCAGCATGGGTGTACTCTTGTCAAAGGAGTGTTTTTTGGTATGACGCCTCGTCGGACGATTGTTGGGCCGGAAGTTTCGGCAACCGGTATCAACAAAAATGCAGCAGTGAAAAGCCCCAGGTTGGATTTAGACTCGAATTAAGAGCAAAAGGGAAAGCATCAGGCTTCCTTTATCTTGGAGGTGGGCATGAAGATCTCGATGAAATCCAGGGTCGCCGTCTTGCGGATCGCGGAGACGGGCAGCCAATTAAGCGTCGTACTTCCGGCCAGAAAAGGACGGCCTCTGGTTTATTCGCTGCGCGGTTCGATCGAATATCTTGCTCACGGAAGCGATCTTTCGACCGAGGGCGACGTGACGATCACGAGCGCCTACGGTGTTGCGCGGCTCGACGAAGCGGCTGAGACGGGCGCACCGGCAAAGATGGGATTTGAACTGGTGAAGCCATTGAGAGTGAGCCTATCCGGCAAGGCCGTTAACGCAGTGGTTGAGCTACGCTGGCCGGGCCTGATCGCGCAGAAGAAGTACAGGGTCTTTATTCCACGGCATCCATATTCTTATCGTCCGGCGATCGCCAACCTGCGGCTGCAGATCTCGTACCAGGCGGGGATGGGCGGGCTCGTGGTTACGGGGCTGGGGACGGTCCCGATTCCGGAAATTGCGGCGGCACCGCTTCCCGCGGCGGTGATGCTGTGCTGCTTCTGTCCGCCGGGCAAGCCTAAGTGCAAAACGTTGTGCCTCGACATCAAAGTGGGGCCGCGCGCGGGCGGCGGCGCGGTGATGAGAAAGGACGAAGTCAAGGCGGTGATCAAGCGGGTTAACGAGATTTGGGGGTGCTCGGCTCCGGGGCAATGCTGCATCGAGTTCACGGTGGCGGACGGCGACATTCATCTGACGCCCAATGGTCTCAAGCCCACGGTCAAGGTAGACCCCGGCCCGGCGACAGACGAGCACAAGGCGGCGGTCAACGTGGATCGCAGCAAGACCTGTTACAACGTCTACTACGTCGAGACGATGGAGCCGCCACCCGGCGACGAGTTCTATCCAGGGATGACTCTCAAGGACGACAATGCGTCGGTCCTGGTCCAGTATCCGCCGAACCGCGGCTATACGAACGAAACGCTGGCCACGGTCACGGCGCACGAATTAGGGCACGCATTGGGGCTTGCGTGGGACCCGGGTACTGACGACGACGGCGTGGATAAGCACAGCGATAAGCCGAAGAACGTGATGTACAAATCGGCAGATCTTGGTGCGCAGTTGAACGCCAAGCAATGCGAAAAGGCGAGGAAGTCTCCACTATTGAAGGACGACGATAACCGCGACTGCACGTCGAAGCCGCTAGAGCCAGCGACTGTCTGAGCGCTTATCTGAGGGGTATCACGAGGGCCGGGCTTTCAGTTTGGTGCCAAGAAACCCTCCCTTCGAAAGTGAAGACGAATCTTAGTCGAGGAAGGAGTGCCGATGGACAGTTCGCGAAGCGACATAGGCATGGGCGCTGAAAGCTCCAAGGGGATCGAGTTCCAGCAACTGGAGGTGCGCTTTGACGAAAAGTCCGTAGTGCGGTCCGGGTGGGGGCGGTTGCGGTTCTCAACGGATGGATGGTTCCATCCCCTGTTTTGCAATCTAACAGTGTTCGATCGATGGCAGGTTCGAAACGTGCTGGTCATTCCAAGCGGAGGACCATGTTCGCTCTCCTCGCACCAGGTGCCCCTAGGGCATTCCTCCTCGATGACATTCCCGCTCGGGACGCCAGACGGCGTGCCGGTCGAGAGGATCACCTACGGTTTGAGCTTCACTCCGGAACCTCGATTGGAAGCTCCGCCGAGCTCGGAAACGGCGGTGCCGGGTTCTTCGACCTATTCGCTCAACCATGATTTCGTGGACACGCCAGTCGAATATTATCGGGGACATCCGCTTGGCGGCGTTTTCTTTTCAAAGGGGGTGCCGCACGGCCATCCCGAGATCCACAACCACCCCTGCGGTCCGAACGAGTGTGTACCGAACGCCGTGCGGTTGGCGCTGGAGTATCTCTATATCCACTACCATCTCTCTGACAAGGGCGTCCCGTGGGATGACTTCGATCTGCCAATGCTGAAGCGTAAGTTGGACTGGCTTGCAGGAGAAGGATGCCCGAACGGTCAGGCGGGCAGGGCTTACTTTTGGGAAGACCTTAAAGACAGTTACCTGAGGGGGCTCGGCACAGATTATGGCTTCAAGATAACGACCAAGAGGAAAGGCTCTTCGGCAGGCAACGAGGCTTACGAGGCGCTTGGCAAAGAGGAGTGCGTAGTCGAGCTTGATACGGGGACGCACTGCGTAGCGGTTCGAACGATGACCCCAAATCTGGATGCGAGTGGGAAAGTGACCTCGTATGACGTCGAGGTGATGAATTGTGCGCCGCAGGACGGCCAGGACTCCAGTTGCACGACGGAGCACTTAACGGTGAAGCCGGACGGCACAATCACGGATGGTCAGGGTGCGCCCTGGTGGGGCGGCCAAGTGAAGAACTGGTGCATCCAGTGTTACGATGCTCGATAGGGTCGAAGTCGTTGGATCATATCTTATCTGTGGAAGGCGGCCGCGGGCGGGACGTTCCATCCCAAGCTCTACCTCTTCGAAAACCGGTACCGGGGCTGCTGCGTCATGGGCAGTTCGAATTTCACGAGCGGCGGCTTTGGCGACAAATAGCGAGCTGAACATCTGCATTGAGGGTAAAGTGTCATGTTGGCAGTAGTCTGCAGTTTTCCTTACTTCCGAACGAATCGCGAGTAACCGCATCTCCATCGATTTGTTCCACGTCACGATTCGGCCCCCTCCTCCTCGTCGGCCAGGATCTCGTAGTTTTCCCACTCGTCGAAACAGCGCTCGACGGGCTCCCATCCTGGGTCCTTCTCGTGAAGCGACGCGAGCGCGGCGTCCGCGATCTCATCGTTTGTGGCGCCATCCGGAATCTCGACGGAGACGTCCGCCCAATCGGTTGTTGTGCGCGTGAATCTGACAGTGCGCATCAATTGTCCTCCTTCACGCCGGCAAGCCCGCCTGTACCGGGCGGGCGCGGTCAAGAAGGTCGGGTTGCTTTGCCTACGGAATGGCCTTTGCACGGGCCCGGGCGCGCCCCATCGCTCCAAGTTTGGCTATCTCCTTTCGTCTCCACGCTGGCACCTTCATGCGCGCCTTCCTGTGCGCGGGTCCGTCGATACGGTATCCCTTGGCTGTCGTGCGTGGCGCCGGCTGTCGCGTTGCCGGCATCTTGATCCCGAGTTTAGCGGCGTGCTTTGTCACCATTCGATGGGCATGTTGGTGCAGCCACTTACCGCCGCCCCGCGGACGATACTCTCGCTGGTGGTTGAGATGTACGGCGATCTGCTCGTAGGTTTTCCCGGCGGCCCGGAGGCGTACGGCTATCCGGCACACGGCAACCTCTCTCTCGTTGCGAACGAGCTTTTTCCCCCGAGCGCGGAATCCGAACGGCGGCGCGCCCCAGACGCGGCCGATGTCTCGCATGTGCTGCGCCGCCAAGCGAATTCGTTCTCCGGTCTGTTCTCGCTCCATCTGCGCGACTGCGCCGAGGATCGTCATTACCATACGGCCAACGGCAGAGTCCGTATCTAGCGATTCTGTGATGCTGATCAACCGGACGTTGTTCTTCGCGAGAAGGTCGAGGAGGTCGAGTAGATCCCGGACCGACCGCGTCAACCGATCAAGCTTCCAGATCACCACAGCGCCGATTTTCCCGATGGCGACCTCGCTCATGATTCGCTGGACTCCGGGGCGGGATAGCGATTTCCCGCTGATACCGGCATCAGAAACGATATCCGAGAGACGCAGGCCGGATGCCTTAGCCTGCGCTCGAATCTTGGCGGTCTGCGCCTGGAGTGAGATGCCGTGATCGCGCTGGCTGTCGGTCGAGACGCGGATGTACCCCAAAGCGTTTATGATTGTCATGGGTTTACGCCGCCATGCTCCTCACGCCGGCAAGCCCGCCTGTTACCGGGCGGGCTGCGGGCGGGTATTCCATCCTGGTTACTCGGCCAGTTTGTAGACGCGGGCGCCGTCGCTCTCGCGTTTGCTGCTGTCGATTTTCATCCCATGCTTGCTGCCCAGGATGCTGATGAACCCGCGGACCGTGTGTTTTTGCCAGCCGGTCTCGTTGACGATGGAGTCGAGCGTCACGCCGTTCGCGCGGCCGAGCATCCCGATCACCTTGGCCTTGGCTGTCCCTTCGCGCGGCGCGCTGCCTTCGGCCTTCGGCTCACGCTCTTTCTTGGCTTTCGGCTCCTTGGGGGCCTTGGGCGCCTTCGGTTCCTTCTTGGCCTTGGGCTGCTTGGAGGTATTCGCGGCGCTGGCGGCCTTGGCCTGTACCTGGGGCGCCGCGGCGCTCTCGGCGTCTTCGGCCAGGAGCACATCGACAGCCTTCTCCGCTTCGCTACGGGGTTGGGCATACTTCTCGCCACCACCGTTGCTGGTGTCGCCGTTGATCGCCTTCCAGATCCGGACGCCGGCCTTCTGGCGGTTCTCGAACTTCCTGACGGGGGTCGTGCCCGGAAGCTTATTCCACACATCCACGAACCGCGCAATCGGCCACTCCAGGACGATGTGCGTGAACTCCTTGCTCGTCTGAAAGATTTCCTCGGCCGGCGCCGCGGCGATCGCCTGTTCGTACGTGTCGTACTTGGCGATCAGGTTTTCGCTGCTGATCGTAAAGAACATCTGCGTCTCCTTTTCCTACGAACCTTACGGTTTTCGGCCCCTGCTCATCGGGTAGGGCCAGGCGGGAGCCGCCTGGCGGGGCGCGGCGCGCGCTCTAGCGCGCGGCCATCGCTTGCTTCGCCAGCATCGCTACTACCGGGTTGTCGGTCCGGGCGATCACCTGGGCGAGGTACGTCTGCGCGTCATCGTAGCTGCCGACCGCGAGGCTCAGCCACTCACAGAAGGTTGCGCCGGCCTTCTCGGCGCGGCAAAGGATCCTCAGGCTGTCCATCAACTCGATGAAGGTCGGTTTCCGGTTCCGCGTCGCTTGCTTTTTGGTGTTTGCCATCCGCTTATCTCCTTACGTCACCATTCATCACTCTGGTGCCCGTGCGACGCAAGTCAATTCTGCTTGGCCTCAAAAGATTTCTTCGATGAAACGGCGATGACGTTTCCGGTGCATGGTAACTCCGCGACGCGCTGCTTCCAGCCTTCGCGCAACGTGGCCATTTCGTCATGGGACGTCGGCCGGCCGGAGTCGACAGCATCCCGGTATCGCCCGGTCCATTTGACCTTTTCCGCTACAATTGCCAGGCAGTTCGTGCACGCGCCGCACCGCGGCTTCCGGTACTCCCCACGCAACCGGGCTGCCGTTGGTATATGCACCTGGCGACCGGTATCCTGGTTAATGGCGTCCCAACCGGTGTGCGTCTCGCGCGTGCTGAAGTTGCTGTTGTACGCATACCGCCGGGTGGTGCCGCGGTCTTTGGTGATCTTGACGGTCACCAGCCGGCCACTTACCTTCGCCGTGTATACCTTCCCGATCTCGACGTCTTTCCTGTGCATCGCTTTCTCCTTCACTGCAGCAAGCCCGCCTATACCGGGCGGGCGCGGGCGCGGCCTTCGCGCGGGCTACACGCTGGCGGCGTCGATCGTGCCGGCCACGCGGTAGTCGCCATCGAGCCCAGTGGCCCAGACCTTGTACTCGTACGGGCACATCGGCGTCTTGCCGCGTTCGAGGTCCTTACGGCGTCCGCTCATGTTGCTGGCTGCGATCTCGCGCGCCTCGTTGATGCTCACCACCACACCAACCGGTTCGTAGTGGCCTTCCTCGTCCTCGGCGATCAGCATCGCCAGTCCCAGGTTGGTGTCGTTTTTGATCTCGATTGTGAAACCGGGCGTCGCGTTCGTTTTGTTGTGCTTCGTGGTCCGTGCCATCTGCTTATCTCCTTGCACCACATTCATCACTCTGAACGCCGCCGCGATCAAGGGAAATGTGCTTATTATTCAAAGATTTAACCGATGAAAAGGCGATGGCCAGCCAGGTGGCGTTCGTGGTGGCGTAAGATCGCGTCCTGGCGTTCCCGCTCGGTTGCCGGTGGCCCCCACGGGTACAGCAGCCCCATCGCATCGGCGGTGGCCACGAACGCGGCCCACGCGCCCGCGTTGCGGTCCGGGTGGTTGGCTGTGCCGTACGCCGCCGGCAGTAACCGGACCAGGCGGGCAGGTAGGTTCCGCTCGTCGATCACGATGATTCTGGCGCCTACGAACAGCGTCGCGTTGGGCGCTGGCGCGTCGGTGCTGCGCCGTTCCGGGATGTGAAGTCTCAGGCGTTCCATTATTCTGCTCCGTGTAGGCCCCGTACCATCTCGCGCCGACTCATCCGTTTCGTAATCGCGCGGCTCCAACCGCATCCGGCGCAGTAGCGGTACTGCAATCCGGGCAGGCCGCCGATCTTGTCGCCGTCCACGATCTCGGTCGCGGTGGCGCCGCAGTTTCCGCACCGCATATTGCGCGTGCGGTTCGATTTCTGGATGGCTTCGCGGCCCTCGTCGGTCAACACTCGGTACTCCTCACGCCGGCAAGCCCGCCGGGTACCGGGCGGGCGCGGGCGAGTCGTGCTGGCGCGGGTTAGGCGGCTGGCGCCGCGGTGCGCTCCTGGTTGATTTGGCGCTCGATGGCGTCCAGTTCGGCTGAGGTATACCGGCCGCTCGTGGCCACCGTCCGGACCAGTTCGCCTTCCTTCATGCTGGTCGAGCAGGACCCGTTGGCGCCGAATCTGGTGTAGTAGCACACGTACGCGCGCCCCTTGATGTCGTTGCCGCGGCCGAAAATCTCGGTTACCTCGGACATCCGTCCGAAGGCGTCGAGTGCCAGGTTGCCGACCTGGAGGCTCTCGACCTCTTCGCGCGTCGGGACCAGGATTATCAGGCTGCTGCGGCCGTCCGTTTTCGTTTCGAGGGTTGCCATCCGCTTATCTCCTTTACGTCACCATTCATCACTCTCGTCGCCCGTGCGGGCAAGCGAAATCTGCCTGTCCTCGAAAGATTTAATCGATGGAAAGGCGATGGCTATCAGTACGGGTGGCTTCTCGGTCATGCGGCCACCTCAACGCCAAACATGGTGCCGCAGTCTCCGCAGGTAATTTCGGAATCGGCGCTTGGCGTGTATTTGACGGTCGCCGTGCAGCATGGGCATTCAGCAGTAGCTTGGCGCGCCGTCCGGGTTGGTCGTGACGCCGGCTCCGCGGGCGCGAACTGCCGGCTGCCACACAAAGGGCAGCACGCCGGCGTCACGGCGGCCGTGTTGCGAAAGTTGCGGCACCCCTGGCACAACCACTCCACCTGCTGGCGCTTGGCCTTGGCGCGCGCCCTGGCGGCTTCCTTTGCGGCGGCCTTGGCTGCTGCCGCCGCGGCCGGGTCGTACTCCTGGACGCGGGATACCACCGTCTCCTTGATGCCCTTGTACTCTGCGTGCTCCTTCACCGTCGCCTTTACGTGGCTGGTGCTGCCGATGGCTGGCTCCCATCCGGCGCTCGCGCTGGCCCACCACTTGATCCGGTTGCCGGCGGGGTCCGTGAACATCATCAGGTTGGTTCCGCCGAAGTCGTTGTCGAAGAACTTGGTCGATACCAGCGTCAGGTCCGTCTCGATTCGCTCTTTGGGCTGGCCGACCCACTCGCTGTTCTTGGCGCCTTCCGCCTGGCGCCGGCGCTCCAGCTCGCGCTCGGTCGCGCGGGCGTGCGCCGCCACCATCGATGCGGCCAGGCCGGTCTGGCGAATCTCGATCGCGTCGCTGTGGGCCAGGACCCGCAGGTTCCAAAGGTAGTCGTCGTCGACCTTCGGCTCCAGGCTCTGGGCCCACTCGATCGCTTCGCGCGCCACGCGGTCGTCGTCGTCCGTGTGCGTCTCCGCATGGCCCTTGCCGAGTTTTTCGTCTTCCGCATTGCGCGCCGGCCAGAGGATATGCATCGCGAGGTCGGCCGTAGCCTGCAGCCCGCCCATGGCGTCCTTGGCGGCTTTCCGGCTCACCCAGCCCTCGGTCCGGACGCACCAGGCAACCACGCCCAGGAAGGACGCCATCGAGATCCATCGCGATTGGCTGCCGCCGCCGAAGTCGTCGTACTCCTCGGCCGCGGAGCAGGAACCCGAGAACATCGCCAGGTGCTCGGCGAACTCCGCAATCGCCTGCGGGTCCTTGTGGCCAGTGAAGTCGCGCAGGCAGGAGCGCCCAATCTGCTTCCACTCTCCGGCATCGCTGCACACCAGGTACGTGTCCTTGCGTTCGCGGGTGGTCCGGCAGTGGTCGCAGTATGGTTCCGCCTCCCGGTAGCTGGTAGGAACCGCCGTCTCCCAGCCGGGTACATACGCCAGGATGTTACCGCCCTCCAAGTGCTGCAGGACCGCGGCGAAGGACCAGCCGTTGATCTTCGGCGCCTCGCCGGCCACCACTACCAGGACGTAGCGGCGCGGGAGGAAGGTCAGCCACCGGCCGCGGAAGGTAACGCGCGCGCGGTCTTCGGCCTGCGCGAGCGTCTCCCGTGGCCGTAGGTTGATCCGGAACGGCCCGGCGTCTTCGCAGCGCGGGGTTGCCCAAAGCTCGAACTCCTCGCCCGTCTCCCGCATCGTCACCGGCGTCACGTCCAGGCGGGTGGCGCGGCGATTCAGCTTTTCAAGCTGCTTCTGGAGTCCGTCGAGGTTGCGTTCGGGTATGCGGTATGCGTTTTCCATACATCACATCGATCACTCTGGCGCGCTGAACAGTCAAGTTATTTCGCAAGAAATCTGATGATGTTTATTGCGCGCGTTTTCAAATAGATACAAGAAATAACCGCCCGGCGCGGCGGCCGGGCGGTGTAGGAGAATCGCAGACCAGCGCTGCCTTTTCTTAGGAGGAGGAAAATCAGAGGTTCTGCTCCATGTGCCCGATGCCCGGCCACATGTCTTTCACGTACGTCTCAGCGTGGTCGCGGTATTCGAAGCACGCCATAGCATGCTTGTCGCCCAGGTCTACCTTTTCGGAACCGGGGAACGCGAGCCACCAACCGATCGGGAAGGCGTCGCGCCACGCAGGCCGCGGTCCCTGATGACAGGGCGGTTCGGCCGGCGCGACGACCTCCTGGCCGGCGAGCGCCCGCGCTATCTCCGCGACGTCCGTCTCCAGCCTTGATACCCGCATATCCACGTGGAACCGGTCCGGGCGCCCCCCGCGCATGCGTAGCGCCGCTTCGTGGCGCTCGGCTATCAATATCAATGCTTCGCGGTCTAGTTTTTGCATTCCGTTTATTTAGTGCGGGGCCAGCGCCATTATTCGCACCTTTTTCTCCGGTTTCTCTGAACAACAAAAAAGCCCGGCGCGGCGGCCGGGCCTTCTCGGTTCTCTTGGTTCCGTTTTGCGGCTTAGAAGCAATGCTGTTCACTTAATTGCGCTGAGTCGGGCGAACGGCTATTGTTGACGACCCGATGAGACGGAACAGTGGCATTCGTTGAAGGATTTTTGCCCCGACCCAACTTCCGGCCAGAACTTCCTTCGGCGGCGAGCTGCTGGTGCAAAGGGCTGTTATCGTCAGGAATCCGGCGCGGCCAACGACAGCAGCTCTCCCGATGAGCGGACGAGACGGCGAGGTGGTTCAGCGGACGCAAGCGCGTTTATGGGGACTGATCGCTCTAGACTCGCTAGGAACTGTCTGAAACAGCCAGCGGCTCGGCTTCACTCGAAATCCACTGTGACCGTATTGCGCTCCTCCGCTCGCCCCACCAGAGGCCTTCACGGCCATACGCCAGTCCACGCCTTGGTTCGCCCAATTGAGGATGGCGGCCAGAAGTCACCGCCGGGAGTCCGGTCGGTCGCGCGGCAGCACCGGGGGTTTCGCCTGTTTCAGACGCTTCAAGAGGAGTTCCAGGCTTGGGTCATCATCGACGCAAGCTGTCGCCCACTCGAGAGCCCGCACCCGCGCTCGGGCAGCATCTTGGGACATAGCCCGGATTTCCTCCAGGGCCAAAAACACAGAGGCCCGAGCGCGGAGGTCGTAGCGTTTATGTTTCTCGGCCGTTCCAATGGCGGAGAGATACAGTCGTCGGCCGCTTGCGGAATCGCCTTTGCGGAATTGGATCAATCCCGACGTCGCAAGCACAGGGACCTCGCCCGGGCCCTTTACGTCCAGCGCCCGCAACCGGCCCAAATAGTGATCGGCTTCTTCCACCCGCCCGGCGTTCGCCAAACCAAATGCCAAATTATTCAGAAGACCGGGATCGTCCGGGTTTGCCACGAGACCCTGATCAGCAATATCCGAAGACCTGTTGTAGTCCTCAAATATCGAACCCGCCAGAAAAGATGCCAGCGTAGCCGGGCGGCTGGAGAATGGCTCGTCCTCAAGCCACTCCAAGGATTCTTGAAGGGACGATTTCCATTTGCGCCCATAGTAGTCCCGCCAGGCGCGAGCTTCAAACGCCAGATTTGTGCTTAGTACAGAATCGGACAATTCAATCCCGGTTTCGCGTTGGGCCCAGCGTGCCTGCGCGACTGTATTGGCGTTCGGTTGAACGAGGGACTGCCGGAACAACTTTCGAGATCCGCGGTAGTTAGCGGCAGACAATTCTAGCGTTGCCAAGGCGCTTGCCAACTCCGCGGTCTGGGAAGCCGGAAACCGATCAGAGCGTAACAGCCGGAGTCCATGTTTCACGAATTCCGGGGTGCGACCAGCAACGCACGCGACCGCTATTTCGGAGGCCATTAACCAGGGATCCGATCCCGTGGCCGCAGTGCGAAGTATGAGATCGTGTGCGTACTCAGGCTCCCCAAGGTGCACAAATAGTCGTGCCGCCGAGCGAACCACGAAACGATTGTCGGGTGCCAGCCCGACGGCCACTTTCATGGCCCGCGTGGCCCTTTGTAGCTGCCCGCCAACCACGTGTTTCCGTGCAAGATCAACCCACGCTAACGGGTTTTTCGGATCGTCTCTGAGCCGGGAGCGGAGTATGTGTATCTCTGCGGGCAGCACTAGAGGAGCTTCGAGATTGTCAGCATTAGTCTCCAGGACTCGCTTCGCAAGCTCTCGAACAGCCCGTGGGGCACGGTCGCCTAACGATATCAGGAATCTCGCCGGCTCGATACCCTGTTGTGCTCGATTCAGGACGACAGCAGCGCCGAGAAGTTCGGCAGCGGAGCTGAGCTTATGGCTTTCTTGCCAGTCGCGAATCTTCTCGTCAAGGCTGTCGCTGCTAGAGGGGCGATCGGCTCGGGGCCGCACGGGGTACAGTTCGCCTAACCCCGCTGCTTTGCGGTAATCCCGCCAGTTTGGAATAGCCCGCCGTTCTTTATCCTCGACGAATCCGGCCAATGTCTTAAACCCTGAAATGACCCAGTGTTGCACGCCTTGCGAGCAGGTCAAATTTCGTGATGTATCTCTCAACGGAGTATTCGTTACCAGGCACGCCAGAATGGTTCTTAGGGTGGCCGCGCATCAACGGGTCCGGCTCACACAATTCCCGTACGATATGAGCTATCTCTTCCTGAAGTACGTGGTTTTGGATTGCCACCTTGACTGTGTCCACTGCTTTCGCAACTGCATCCCGGACGAAGGGGAGCACCTCCTCAAACGTTCCTGGCCAAATGCCGGGTCTGTGCATCGGAAGCAACTCGGGTACCCAAAGCCTCGTCATACCCAGAGCTGTGAAGAAATACGCGACCATGCTGCCCAGAAGATACAAGTCGCACGCGAGCCTTCTTGCATTCCAGTCTGACGGTTGATGATGGTATAACAGCTCGGGCGGAGCGTACGTTCGATCACCGGTAACCGGGAGGTGGTCACGCGGACTGCCAGAGCCTTTGCGAGTCGCACAGCCAAGATCCCCGATCTTTGAACCATTGTTGAACATCAAGACGTTCGAAGGTTTGAGATCCTGGTGAGCGATCGCCAGGCTGTGCAGCTGGTTGAGGCCGACCGCGATGTGGTGAAGTGCCCGCAGCCGGAGTGACAAATCGAAGCGAGCCCCCAGATCCATACTACTCCGTGCATCGCCTTCCGCTTCTTCAAAGATGAGGTATTGGACCATTCCGTCGACAGCACTAGACACGCGCACTTTTCCATCGGCGATAACGCTCACAACCCGGTCTAGGGCGTGCTGCTTACACTGCGATAGCAGGTCGCGCTCGTAGTTGAACGCGGCGGTCAGCGCCTCCAAAACGCGAGCCGGATCATCGGACGACATTAAAGCCTCCGTATAATCCAGGGCCTTCAAAAAGGCCTTCTTTCCATTCTTCGACTCGATCCTATATTGCTGAGAGAAGAAGCCGCCGCTCTTTCCGGGTGGCCGTTCGAGGCGCTTGCGCACCGTCCACCCGCCTTCGAGGATGAGGCCAACGAGTTGCTCTGCCGGGCTACCCATGAGTACGATTCTACACCCAATTCTGATACGCCCGGACCATGCGCGTTTAATCCTGATTTCTAACCTGTTTATTTGCAATTATTTAGGTGTTAAAAAAATTTAGCTATGAGCTTAGGAGCGTATATGCTAAACTGATGACAAATGGAGAAACACTCAAAACCACAGAGTTTCGGAGAGATCCTCCGATACCTGAGACGAAAGGCTGACAAAACCCTCGGCGACGTTGCCAGGTTGCTGGGCGTCTCCGTGGTCTACTTGTCCGACGTGGAGCGCGGGAATCGAAACCCGTTTAGCCGGGGCCGCATCTTGACAATCGCCGAATTCTTGGATGCGGATTCCGCCGAACTACTCGAGGCGGCAGACCGGGAACGCGGCCTCATCGAGTATGACCTTACGCATGCCACTCCCCTACAGGCCGAAGTTGTTGGCGACCTGGTTACCGGCTTGGCCCGAGGCGGAATTTCGGAGGATAAACTCCGCAGGATCCAGGGTGTCTTAAAGGAAGGTGAAGAGAATCAATGACCAATGGGCTTTCAGGCGTAAGGTCTGAGAACAAACATAGCTACTGGAGTCTTGAGCAGGTTGCACGCTACGTTCGGCATCAACTCGGCTATCCGCCGGGCCAGGCCATTGACGCCCTACGCCTCTTCGAAGATCTTCACCAAATCAGCATCACCCTTGGTGACCGTACCGAAATCCCCCTACGCTACGGCGTGATTCGGTTGGAGGATTCAGAAGGATACACACGCTACGACCAACGGAAGCATGCCATTGAAGTGCTCGCGTCCGAGAGAACATATGAAATGCTGGAAGGCCGCCACCCGCGGGCGGCCTATTTCGTCGCCCACGAACTTGGGCACGTTGTTCTTCACCCCGACCAACTAGTGCGCCTAGCGCGTATGCCCGCCAACCAACAGACGGCGTTTCATCGCGGTCGTGCCGATCACAAACCGTATGAGGACACTGAATGGCAGGCCAACGCTTTTGCTGGCGCCCTCCTGATGCCCGCGGCTGGGCTTGAAGCGCTAGAGAATCGATCAGGGTGCCTAACCACTTCTCTGATCGCTTCGCGATTCGGAGTTTCCGTTGAAGCGGCAGGATACAGGCTCGAACTGTACCAGAATCGGAGGGACCAGTTATTGAGGTAGAGTTTCCAAATCGTGCTGGAGCCCCAGGCTTGCTCCCCAGGGCCCCAG